TTCCGTCGCCGCCTGCTCGGCGGTCAGATCCAGCTCGCGGCACAATGAATTGACGCGCCCGGCGGCATCCTCGGTGATGTAATACGTCTTGACCGGCTGGCAGCGGAAATACAGCCGCCCGTAGTCATCCAAGTCCCCCAGGAACAAGGCCGCCGTGCCAAACACCGGCGCCTCGATGAGGCATTCCCCGATCTCCTCGTAGAAATTGCTGCGCTCGATGTATTCGCGCGCCGTGGCCGAGCACTGCCGATACCATGCCACGGCCTGGTCATCGTCGCGGATCGCGCGCGGCGGCGCAAATTCGAACCACGTTTCCTCCCGCGGGGTTACCAAACTGGCCAGTCCATTGGCCATGATGAGCGCCGCCTGCCGGGGGCTCGAGTCAAACACCTCGCGCGCGGCCGGGATTTCTGGCAGGCCGCCGTCCTTCATGCAGCGAAACGGCATGAAAATTTCCGCCAATTCGTCCCAGTGCCCCTCGAAGGGGTTGCGCGCCGCCTTGAGTGCGTCCCGTTTGCGGATGATCGAGTGGCCGTCCATTTAGCCTCCGAGGAACGAGGTGGTGCTGGGTTGGCCGCCGAGCGTTTGCTGCGGCCCGCTTAAAAACGACTTGGCATAGGCGCTGCGGCGGCGAGCGCGCAGCATGGCATTCTGCCCATCGGTTTCGGCATCCATCGTGCGGGACACAGGGGCCGGCGGTGGCGGTGGCGGAGGATCAGGGGTCTTTGGTTTTGGTTTGCTGCCCATGCGCCAACCGTGCGCCGATCCTCATTTGCACGCTATTTCCCCCTTGGGAAACGGTGAATTCGCAGCCGCTCGCCACGGTGCCAGCACAGCCACGGCAGCCGCCACGGCACCACCGCGAGCCATCCTTGCACATCCCCCGCCCACAGCCACACCATCCAGCAGTCGCCCTGCTCGTCGGTGTCCCACGGATCCCGCAGCCGCTCCTCGGGCCAGTCATGCCATACCTGGCGGCCCAGCACAAAGCGATCCGGCCCGGAAATCACATGCCCACCAAACAAATGGGCCTCCAAGATTTCCCGGAAGCCCTCGCCCACGTGCTCGATGTGCCAGCGTGCCGCGGTTTCGTAGGGGCTCATATCCGCTTGTAGTTCCCGGCCTTTGCCACAGTTTGCCGGCGGTGTTGCGGCCGGTATTCCCGAATTACTTCGCCCATGCCCTTGAGCATGCCATTGAGCATTGCCTCGCCCATCATGCGGAAGGCATCCGCATCGTGGGAGGCCCAATCATGCACCGGCTCGCTGCGGATGAACCCGCTCTGCTTGTCCTCCTTGCGGTGGTAGGCTTCCAGGCTATCGCGCAGGTGCTTGGTTTTCTCTTTGTGAAACACCATCCGCGGGAACATCTCGCCGCACTTGTTGATGCCCGGCCACACTTCCCGGCAGCGGGGCAGGATCCGGATCCCTTCCAGCCCGGCCTCCTGCATGGTGTCCTGGAAATTCTTGCCGGTCTTTTCGCTTGCCGCAGCGTCGTGGGGGAAAAAATGCCCGGCATACGGGTAGCCCTTGGCCACCATATGGGCCACCCGCGCCGCTGGCGTCAGGTCCAGATCGGTGTCGTGGTCGATCACATGGATCTCCCGGCCGATGAATTGCCAATACACCGTGCGGGTGTTTTGCGGCGCGCCCAGGTCCCAGCTGGTCCACACCGGCTCGCCACGGTCCCACGGGAAATCCATGATCCGGCCCTCGCTGAGCGCCGCCTCGAGGAACTTGGCATAGATGGCGCCCGGCCTGCCCACGCTGAAGTCGCACTCCATTTCCTGCGCGTAGGCTTCCGGCGTGAGCTTTTTGCGCATCGCGCCCAGTGCTGCCTCGCTCAGGATCCCGCTTTCGCTGGCCTTGAGCATCAGCGCGTAGCTGTCCGGGTCATCCACCGCATCCCGGTAAGCGCGCCAGAACACATTGCGCCCCTTGGGCGTGCCGATCCGCGTGTGCCAGCCGTCGTAATCGAGCAGGCACGGCAGGATCACGAAATCAAAAGCCGCCGGCGGAATGTCCGCATCCTCATCGCTGACCACCCCGTCAAAATACACGCCCCGCATCCGCTCATAATTCTCGCCCGAGTAAAGCCGGATGGTCGCCCCGTTCGGGTAGGTGACTTTCAGCTCCGCCTGGTTGGCGACCGCCCCGGGAATCTTGGCCGTGTAGTCCTGCAGGTAGCCCCACGCAATGTCCTTGGCCTGGTCGCGGGTGGGCGCGATGTAGGCGTAGCGCAGCGGCGGCCCCGGCCGCTGGTGGGTCAGCGCACAGGCAATGAGCTTTTGCACCACGGCCACCGTCTTGCCGGCACGGCGGTGCGCCACCAGCACACTCCACCGGTGGCGGCTTTCCAAAAACTCGCGGAAATGCGCCCGCGGTTCGATTCTAATCCTGAGCGTTTCCACCGATCACCACTTCGTATTTCACCGTCATTTTCTCCGGCTCGTTGTAGCCCAGTATCTGCGCCAGTTGCTTGGCGGCCTCGAGCTTGGGCACCATCTTGATCCGGCTGCGCACCACCTCCTCGGCCACCTCCTCGCGCGCCACCTCCTGGGCCAGATCGCTGTCCTCGTCCACCCGCCCCACCGGCGTGCGCAGCACCCGGCACAGGTAGCCCACCAGCTCCCAGCGTTCCATCCGGCTGGCCTCCGCCGCCCGGCGCCGCTCGTCCTGTATGTAGCGCGAAACCTTTGGGTTTCTCAAGGCGAGGCTCGCCTGCGTATCGGCGCTCGCACCCCGGGCCGTGAACCCTGCCGCCTCATACGCGCGCCCCGCCGCCATGCCGGTCAGATACAAATCGGCAAATTTCCGCTCGCGCACGTTCAGTCCGTGCTCGTCCACCACCGGCGCACGCTTTTTCACCACTTTCTTGGCCGCCTTCTTGGCAGTTACCTTTTTCGCCTTTTTCATAATTGGATCCTATCGTTTTCCGGCCAGATGCGCCAGCACCTTGATCCCCTCGTCACTGAGCCGGTAGGTATGGGCCAGTGGCGGCCCGCCCACCGCAATGAGCCCGTGCCCCTCGAGCCGCTCCAGGCTGTTCCAGACGCCGCTCTGGCTGACCCCGCGCGCCAGATCCATCACCTGCACAAACCGCGGCGGCACCGCACAATGCGCCAGCGCCGTGAGGATGAGCAAATCCACGTCCGTCAGCCCATGGCGGAATTTTCGCTCCACGAATTCCCGCACAAACACCAGCAGCTTGCGCGCCGCACGCCGCGGCCGGGCCGCCGGGCACACCGGCAGCCCATCCACAATTTGCTGGAATTCAAGCTGGGTCATGTGGGTAGGTAAAAAATCGAACAGGTCGCATCAGCCAACGCTATTGTCGCGGCTGTGCTTGGCTGTTCGGGGGATATTCAGAGGCAGATTTCCTCGACGTGATCGCCAGTCGTGAGCGTGAGCGTGTTCCCTCCGAATCCGTGCGTATCGGCTACTGTCTCTTCTTCCTCGTTCCCCATGTCGTCGAGTTCCGAGAAGCGATCTTCCAGCGTTTCCGCGATCAGTCGCAGGATCAGTGACGGCGAGTGACTCACGCTATCGGATATGGGGATACTGATATTGATTTCAACGGTTTTCATTGCATCACCCTCCTTGCCATTTCTTGGAATGCGCCTTGGCTCCAATCTCCAGTTCCTGAGTCCCAGATTTCGCGGGCTTCTGCGTCTGTTATCGGCTTCCCATCTTTCAGGAAGCCGCCGAATGGTTTTGATAGTGTCATTGAGATGTAGTGCTTTTTCTTCATAGCGGCGTTATTATAGCATTTCGGTTTTCTGATAGATTGGCTTTTGCTTCCTTTTCGCCTCATTTGCGAAGATCACGGACAGCAAACCCTTGTCCTGTAAGGGTGAATTTTTCTGAATTTTTTGCTTGCGGCGTTTTTCCGTTAGATCGGAAGAACCCGAACAATGCGTGTCATCCAACCGATATGAGCGGCGGAGTTTGGTTTTGGAATTGGAGTCTTTCGCGCTCATATCGGCGGTTGCACATTGGAGTTCTCGGGACGAAATCGCTCGTTTCGACGAAGAAATTCGAGGACTCGCGGCCATGTCGGACCATCGTCCATTATATTTAGGCAGAGCACATTTAGCAGGTGCCATGCCTCTGCCAGCTCGCGCTCTAGTTGTCTTGATAGCTCGGAGCGAACTACCATTGGGTTATCCCTTTCGGGCCATGTCATAACGGGAAATTCTGCATTGTCCGTTCTCGGCGTCTCACTCATTGCGCGCCTCCCTTCTTGATTTCCAGCAGCGTGGTGCGGTCCATCAGGCGGCCGATGATGGGCTCGCGGTTGAGATCGCTCAGCACCAGCCCTAAGCCCTCCGGGTGCGCGTTGCTGGAAAACAGCAGCGGCAGCCGGTGGTTTTTGCGGTGGTCGAGGATCTGGAAAAACTGGCTCTCAAAGGCGCTGGTCCATTCGTTCTTGCCCAAGTCATCGATCACCAGCACCCCGGCATGCAGGCACTCGGCCAGATGCTCGCGGGCGTTGGCGGCG